ATCAGTCGGTGCCAACCAACGCGACTGCTAATCGCCTCCAGCCCCGGTGGGTCAAGCGGTGCTTTCTATCGCGCCTTTACCAAGGAAGCGGATATGTGGAAGAAGCACGCCGTGACCGCCTTCGACTGCCCTCATATCACCCAGAAGCAGATCGACGAGGTTATCCAGCGGTACGGAGAGAAGCACCCCCTGACCCGCTCCATGATCTATGGCGAGTTCGTGGACATAGGCAACGAGAGTTTGATTATTAACCTGAATCAGCTTCAGAACTGCCTTACCAGCCCGCCGGACTTCAAGCCTGGCACAAAGATCGCCGGTGTAGACTTTGCGGCTGGTGGCGACTGCAACGTGCTTTGCGTGCGGGATGGCAACAAGGTTCTGCCTATCACGGCATGGCGCGAAAGGGATACCATGTCTGCCGTAGGCCGTTTTATTGTCGAGTTCAAGAAGCACGGCTTGAAAGCCGAAGACATCTATGCTGACGCAAGCGGCCTGGGTATGCCCATGTGCGATGCCTTGTCGGAAGCCGGATGGGAAGTGCAGCGGGTCAACTTTGGCTCCACCGCTTACGACACCGATGCCTATACCAACCGCGCTGCTGAGATGTGGTACGGCATGGCAAAGAAGATCGAGGCGGCTGAAATCATCCTGCCCGAAGACGACGAACTGACGGCGCAACTGACCTGCCGCCGGAGCCTGGTCAATTCCAAGGGCAAGCTGGGAGTCGAGTCCAAGGACTCAATGAGGTCCAGGGGACTCGCCAGCCCCGACAAGGCCGATGCCCTTGCCCTCTGCCTTGATGGTGGTAATATCAGTTTCGACTTGACCTTTCCGGTGGAGAAGCCAACGTGGAGGTCATTGCAAGCCCTGATGGAATCGAGCGATCCCGTTATGGCTGGCTTCGACGCAGGAGGTTAATATGAATATCTGGAACTGGATCACCGCAAATTGGACCGAGATTGTTGCCGCCCTTGGTGGCATCGTGCTTGCCGCCCGCATCATTGTGAAGCTGACCCCGACCCCCGCCGACGATTCGGCGCTGGAGAAGGTTGTCAACTTCCTCAAGACGCTCGGCCTCCACATCAAATAATTTTAAGTGATCGGTGCGATTCTTAACATCATCGCGTCGATCCTTCGCCTCATTCCGGGTTGGAAAGAGAAGCGCATTGACCGCGCCGAAGGCGAGTGGCGCAACAACCGTGATTCCATTGATCGGGATCTTGGCACTGTTGCTTGGTGGGTGCGCCACGACGACCCCGACCACGAACACGACCGGGGCCGTTGAGGCTCTGATGCGCGATGAGAACTACCCTGCTGTACGCGATTCTTCTCCTGCCGTCCGCGCATGGGCAAAACGTGCTTTGCATTATGTCAACGATTTTCAATTTGAACTGAACAGGGAGCGAGAGAAATGAACGCCAAAGACACACGCCGTAACGATTACTATGTCAGGATCATCGAAGCCCTCAACCAGCGCGAGACCTGGGAGAACCGGCAACGGCTGTTTTACCAAGCCCGTTATTTCGGCGTCCGCCGCAAGGTCAAGCCTTGGCCGACCGCCGCCGATCTGCACGTTCAGTTGATTGACACGGCCATTGAGAAGCTAAAACCCTCCTTCGTCAATTCCGCCATCGGCAACGACATCCTTTCCAGCTTTGTCCCGATGCGCCAGCAGTTGACCCCGCTGACCGTTTCCGCCGAGCGTTGGTTTGACTACCAGATGCGCGAGAAGTCCAACTTCCAAAAGGAGATCGTTTCCGTCATTGACAACATCCTGCTCTACGGACGTGGCGTGGCCAAGGTGATCTGGAACGAGGACAAGAAGCGCATTGACTTCGAGGCGATTGATCCCTTCCATATCATCGTACCTTCGTACACCAAGGAATTTAAGGATGCCGATTTCATTGTTCACATCATCTCAACCAGCGTCGATTCCTATAAGGCTAATCCCCTTTACAAGCAGGATGAGAACTTCATCAAGATCATTTCGGGTAAGCCCTCCAAATCGGTGGGCCTACGAAGTGAAATTCAGGATGAGATTTACCGCCGTGAGGGAATTACCCAGGAAGCTGAGAATGATCGCATCATTCTTTGGGAGATGTACACGCCTTCCGAGGACGGATGGAAGGTCGAGACTTATAGTCCGCTGGTTGTCACCGAGGATGTAAGGAAACCGTTCATTCTTCCATACAAACACGGCGAACCTCCTTTCGTTGATTTCCCCTATGAAGTGACAGGGGGCGGTTGGTACAGCCCACGGGGGGTCGCAGAAATCCTCCTCCCCGGAGAGAATCTGCTCAACAAGCTGAAGAATAGCCTGAGCGATTACGTTGAGCTGGCCAACCGACCCGTTTTCGAGGCTCAGAATCCGATCAGCCTCAACACCGCCAACCTCAAGATGCAACCCGGTCAGATCCTCCCGCAAGGGTTAAAGCCGGTACAGTTCAGCCAGCCGCCATTCGACTTCCAGCGTCTCATGCTGGAGGAGCGGATGCTGGCAGAAGCCCGCATGGGCAACCCCGACTTCGGGGCCGGATCGCAGTACCAGGTTTCCGACCGTAAGACTGCGACTGAGATTGCAGCGTTGCAGGCTCAAGCCGCAGCCTCCGGCGATCTTCGGAACCGCATTTTCAGGATGGGATTGGCGCATCTCTTCAAGCAGTGCTGGTCGCTCTACGTCCAGTACAACAAACGCGACCTTATGTTCCGCTACGCCGAGGAGACCGGTGCGATGCCGCCTGAAGGCATTCACGAGGAGTACTCGATTGAGCCGAAGGGTGGCTTGGACTTTATCAACCGCCAGTTCTCGCTCCAGAAGGCCGTTGCCAGGATGCAGATGTTCCTCAATAACCCCTTCGTCAATCAGGGCGAATTGGTCAAGTCAGTCATCGAGCAGGACGATCCCTCGCTTGTGCGCCGTCTGTTCCAAGACCCGCAGGCTGGTATGGGCGATCAGGCCGAGGATCAGGCCAGCGAAATTGCCACCATGCTTGCCACCGGATTCCCCGTCCAGATCAAGCCCTCCGACGATCACAAGGTCCACATCCAGGTTCTCTTTCAATTCAACCAGGCGGCACAGGTCCGCCAGCAACCCGTCGATCAGGCGTCCATGCAGGTACTCATGGCGCACCTCCAGCAGCACTTGGCTGCCTTGGAGCAGGTTGACCCCAACACATCCCGCGCCATCCAGAAACAGCTTCGTGATGCGGCCAAACAGGAAATGCGTCAGGCACAGGGCGGAGCGCCCATGCCAGCGACGGAAGGTCCGACTAGCCCCGCACTGGCGACGGCTGCCTGAAGGTTCCCGTAATGCGACCGCCCTTCCAGCAGGAGGGGCTGGCCAAGCTTTGCCAGTGGGCCAACGAGCAAGGCGCAAACGGCAAGGCCGTTGAGATTGGCGCGTATAGCGGTGAAGGCACAGAGGTTATTGCCAAGTATTTCAAGGAGGTGTTGGCGGTCGATCCTTGGATCAACGGCTACGACCTGAACGATGTTGCCAGCCACCAATGCCCCATGAAGTTTGTTTTTGAGGCTTTCCAGAACCGCACCAAGGGGCTTGGTAACGTATCTTTCAAGCGAGGAAAAAGTCTTGACGCGCTGCCCGACGTTGGCGATGAATCTCTGGATCTAATCTATGTTGATGGCGATCACAGGTATGAGGCGGTTGTGGCAGACATCCAGGGGTGGAAGCCGAAACTGCGTAATGGCGGGATCTTGGCTGGCCACGATTGGTCCTTCCCGGCTGTACAGAAGGCTTTATCCGAGACTCTTAACGGCAAGGAAGCCGTGCTTTTCCAGGGTGACTCTTGGGCGGTAGTGGTATGAGAAAGCTTAAGGCCATACTGTCCTTCATCCGCAACCAGGAATGGGTGGACGAACCCAAGTGGGAGGATGAGGACGAGAAGGCGTGGACTGCCTTTCTGGCTACACCGACTGGCCGCAAGTTAAGCCTTATACTTTTGAACCTAACCCTGCGACAAAATGCCTCAGCAATTATGAAAAACAATGACAGACTTGCGGAGGCGTGTGGATGGGCTAAAGGTTATAGAGGTTGTGTGGCGACCTTAGAATCGCTCGCAACCCAAAAACTTAACTCCGCCGTTCTTGGCTATGGGGACGGATCGGATGAACCAGTAGCCGATTAACCTCACCGCCGAATGACTCCCGGCGAATGGGTGTAAGAAAGGGTCAAAATGGCTGATTCGAATAACCTGACGGAGACGGATATTCTGGCAATGGCGCAGGCGGCTGACGAGGGACGGGAATACAATCCCATTCCCAAGGAAGACGAGAAAGCCAAAGCTGAAACACCCGCACCCGAAAAGGCCAGCGGAGATACCGATCAGAAGCCCGCGACTGACGAAAAAGCCGAAACAAAACAGGAGGCTTCGAGTGAAGTTTCCGCCACCGAGGAGAAATCCGAGGAGGCAAAAAGTTCTTTAACAACGCAACCTTCAGAAGACAAGTCGGAGTCGGCTTCCGAACAAAAGAAGCCGTCCCGATACGAGAAGGCCAAGGGCAGACTCGAAAAAGAGTGGGAAGATGTCCGAGCGGAAAAAGCAAGACTCAAAGCAGAACGTGAAGCCATCGAGCAGGCGAAAGCCCAGCGGGAGGCTTCGCAGCCTGGTTCTGAAACGCCGAAAACTGGAAATCGACGCTTTAGCGCGGACGATTACCGGGAGGCGGCAAAGAGCTATCGTGAAGAAGGCCGCGACGATCTTGCAAAGCTCGCTGAGACAAAAGCCACCGAAGTCGAGACCGAGGAGCGCAAGGAAATCGAGCAGAAAACCCAAGCCGAATTAAAATCGGCATGGGACAAGAATCTGCTTGAGGAGGTCGAGGCAAACCCCGATCTCAAGGATTCCAATAGCTCGCTCTACAAGGCCGTTTCCGAAATGCTGCAAAACCACGCGATCCTCCGCAATTACCCTGCGGGAATCAAGGATGCGGTCGGGATTGCCAAGATTAGGCTCCAGGCGGAAACCGCCTCCGACTTGAAGAAGAAGGTTGCAGAGTATGAGCGAGAACTCGCTCAACTCAGAAAAGCGACGACACCGGCTTCGGGTCAACCGTCAGGTCCGGCCAAGACCAAAGCTTTTCACGAACTCTCGCTAGACGAGCAGGAACGTGAATTGATGAGGATGGCGGGCGAGGTTGATCGGAACGGTTAGTCGTAAAAGGATATAAACTACAATGGTCACTACTGGTTCAGTAACCGCGCAGTTCCAGACGTACTTCTCGAAGGCGTTGCTGGAGCGTGCGCTCCCCTTGCTCCAGATGGAGCAGTTTGCCATGAAAACCCCCTACCCGACCAAAACGGGTGGAAACAAAACGATCCGGTTTTTCCGGTTCTCAGACCCGAGCATCAGCGCAATCGCCAACCTGTCTGAAGGCACCACGCCTTCCAGCGGTGACGAGCGCGATCTGACGCTCTCCTCGGTCGAAGCCACGCTGGTGCAATACGGTTCCAAAATCATCCTCACCGATGTTTTGCTGGCTACCGAATTATTCTCGCACCTCGCGCAGGCCACCAAGCAACTCGGCGAAGACGCCGCTCTGCACGCCGACACCCTCTGCCACCGCGCTCTGGTTCAGGATTCCTCGACCAGCACTGGCACTGGTGTTGCCGTCAAGTCCTACGCCCGTTATGCCCAGAATGGCACCTACGGCACGACATTCGGCACGGCCTCCACCCCCAACAGCAGCATGACCG